CTGAATTGGCATATACGCCAGCAGAGTTAGCTGTAACAAATGCCGAGTTGGCATAAGAGCTTGCAGTATTTGCTCCTGTAAAACCGGAGTTAGCATAAGATGATGCTGAGTTGGCAACATCGAATGCTGAGTTTGCGTAGACGTTTACTGACATTTTTTTATATTTCCTATTATAAAGTTATCAATTCACCAACTTCTGTGGTGAAAGGAACTGTTTCTGTAAAGATTATGAACGGCTGTAACGGAGTTGATACAACAACCATTTCTTGTAAATTGGCTGTATTTGTAAATGCAGAAGTTACTATCAATTCAGTATTATTCGCAATACTACTAATAAATCTAATTTCTGAATTAACAGCAATACTGCTGCCCACAGAAATAATTCCTAAACTTTGCGCTAGAAGAAATTTAGTATTTGTACCTGTTACAAATATGCTACTGTTAACATTGACGGATCCAGAAATGACACTACTTGAATAACTGTTAATTGATATGTTATTTGCTGCAATAATTTCATCAATTCTAAAATCTGCATATTGTTTAAATCCTGCAGGATGAATTAGATTTTTGAACAACTCTTTAAATTTAGAAAATTCAACCTTTGAAGCTAAAATATATGCATAATCAACATAATAATCTCTACCTTGTATTACACGTTCAGAGGCTGAAAGAATACTATCAGAAGAAGTCCAACGACCAGGAAAGGTAACATAACTTGGTTCAACCACAGCATTTGCAGTTGCAGCACCATCACCTTTTTGTGTCAAATCAATTGTTGGTGATGCTTGATATCCTGAACCAGCATTTGTAACCCTAATTTTTATAATTGAACCGGGGTCTTGGTCAGCAGTTGCAAATAAATTTTCACCATCACCCATAAGAGCAACGACTGCAAGATTTGCATTTGCACCAGCAACAGAAGAAACGGTAATTGTTGGTAATTTTGTTTTTTCGTAATTTACACCACCGACTGGTAATAAACCGTGTAGTCCAATGTTTTTACCACCACCTGTTGTTGTGTACAGAAAATTAACATTAACATTAAGTGATGTATTGGAAGTAATTGTGTTAATATAACGTGATTCACTATTAATCATAATTCTATCACCAACACGCAATTCATCTAAGAAAAATGTGTTTGTACCACTAACAGTTACATTTGTGATACCATAAACATTTGCTGTACCAGTAATTCTAGGTGGTTGTAATTCTACTTGAGCAATTGCACCAACTGAAGATACATTCGTTACGGCTGCAGCTGCACCAAATCCAAAATTCATATTACCTGGATTAGTAAAATTCAATTCATCACCAATTTTATAATCAAGACCACCATTGTTAATAGTTATTCTGCCAACAGAACGAGTGTATGAAATATGTTGTTCATCTGAAGCTCCATTTAAAAACGGTGCCGAATCGGCATCTAAAGTTGGAACAGTTGCGAAGATTGCATTAGCAAACAAAATTGCCACGTTGGTAATTGGCCCAATACTTGTTACATTTGAAAATGCTAAAGCATCTATAATTCGTGAACTAACATTCTCCGATATAGCAGTATTTGGAAAACCATAATCTGCTGCATTAATTGTAATTGATTCATAGTTGGCAATTCTTGTAGTGTCAACAACAAAAGTATTTGCACTATTTGCACCCGAAGTATCAACAGCATCAATAGCAAGAACCAATGATGCATTTGCAGTAGCACCAATAAGGTTTACATTCGAACCAGTTTTAAATCCTGCGCCACCGGCAAGGACACGAATTTGGTTAATGAATCCAGAAAACACTTCTGAAACAATCGCTTCAGCTGTTTCTACTGCACCGCCACCAGTAATGATAACAGGGTCACCAACATTATAACTAGCACCACCTTCAATAACATTAATTGTTGCTATTGTTGATATACCAGAAACAAGAATGTTTATTAATTCATCATTATCACCAATGATATTGAGTGTAGCAAATTCACCATTATCAAAATTACCAATAAGTGTTTTATCATTTATATATAATTCAAAAGCTGCTTTGGCATTAACAGTTTTTTGAGCAGCTCTTTCAACAATAGCAGATGCACCAGAAGTTGAACCTATTATTTTTCTATTTTCTAGCAATGCATAATCAAATTCATTATATAAAATTTCAATTGATGAATTGGCTGCAGGTGCTGTATTAAAAACAACCTTTTTTGATTCAGGTCTAACATTGTATCCTGAAGATTGTAATACATCATTTACATAAACTTGAATTTTATCAGTAGTGGCAATTTGTGCCATTTTAAAAACGGTATTGCCTGTTGCCGTTGCACTAGATGAAGTATTACCGTTTGCAGTATAGGTGCTATACACATCCTGTGAAATACGGAAAGCTTTTTCAATTAACCATTTACCATCAGAGGCTCGAAGAATACTTGATTTAGGTTTGATGATTTCAACTTCTTCATTGAAAATTAATTTGAAAAGAAGTTTGAAAGATTTTTCGTTACCCTTTGATAGATACAAAGGTAACATTTGTTTAATTAAAAATGCTTTGTCTACTTTAACATCTTTAGGTAAAAAAGTAGCAAACGTATTAAGAAAGTTATCTTCAAATTGTGTTATTGAATAATCAACATCAGAAAGATAACGAAGGTCTTTTGATTTATTAACTAAATCATTATTTTGACCCGTTTGTTTATTTTCTAAAAACTCATAATAAGCTTCCAAGAAATTAATAAACGTAGGGTATTCATCCCGAACAAACTCAGGTACCTGACGATTAATCAGTAATGATGTTTTTTGTTCAGACATTATTGTTTATTATTTTTTGTTAATGTGGTAACAATTGATGTTGGGTCGGTCTCATCAATTGTAATGATAGTGCTTCTTGTTGATTGAATTATGCCTTTGTCAGCCTCAATCGTCATACGAATTAAATTATCAGTTGAACTGACAGCCAAGAATCGTATGTCATTAATAACTATAAGGCCAGTATCATAAAAAATTGTACCAGCACTAGCATTAATAATTTGTCTTTGTGCTAATGAATCGTAATAAATGGTTCTTAAAGTACCAATTTTTGCATCAACAACAGCAAGAGCTAAAGCACCAAAACCATCACCACCAGAAATAGTTACTGTTGCTCGAGTATATTCTGTACCACGATTTGTAACTGTAATTTTTTGAATACGTCCATTTACAATCGTTGCTTCTGCGGTTGCATTGCTACCATCACCACTAATTGTAACTGTTGGTGCAGTTGTATATCCGGAACCAGGATTAACCACCTGTATTTCGGAAATACCCGTAAATGATTGTGGTGATTCATCAAATTGTGCGGTTCTTAATGTGCCACCAGTGTCAAACACATCAAACTCAGTTGATGTTAATTTATTTGTAATTGTACCACGGCGTAAAGGTATATTAAAATTAACATTGTAACTTGCTGATTGATTTAGTAATGGTTCAAAACGGCGTTGAACACGAACTGTTGCTTCTGAACCGAGAATGGAATTGATATCTGTTCCGTCAATGTTGTCTTGAAGTTTTGATAAGATAAAACTTGCACCAAATTTATTCAAAACTGAATCACGATAAGATATGATAGCATTTCTAATATTCGTTTTAATTGCTTCTTCAGATAAAACAGTTTTTCTTGGATCATATTGAACAGAAGATGCAACCGACAAATACAAAAATTCAGGGTCACGAATTTCAGCCTGAACTGTTACGATAGATTTTGGATCAATAATTTCAGAAATAATACGAGCTTTTTCCAATTCAGAAATAAAATAATTTGTTTTTGGTTTTAATGAAATAAAAACTTTACCATAAACAGGTTCCGGTTCATCTTCACCACCCCAAACAGATAATGAATCTATACTTGCATATTTTGATTGAATGTATGTTTCATAATCTTTAATTGTTACCAATCTATTTTGATTAGCATATTGTGCAGCCGCAGAATATTTAATTGAATCTACTGATTCACGGATTGCACCACCACTAGCGACAGCTACAACTTCAATTGATGTATTGGTAAACCCACCAATAGAAGAATCTGGAATAAATCCATCAACAGAATTTGCAGGTATACCTGAAGTTACAAGATAACTAACACTAACAGTAGAGCCATCAATAACAGCTTTACCAATTATACCATCACCAAAATAAATCTCATAGTTACCTTTTTTAGATTCTTGTAAAAAATAAACTTGTGATGTTGATTCAACATCTAAAATTTCTGTAACTTGATTGTAAACTTGTGTTGCTGAATTACCACTTACATCAGTTACAGTTACAAACAATGTATTTGTGTCAATATTAGAATCTGGTAAAGTAAAAATAGCTTTTGGATTAGAATTTCTATTGAATGTATAAACGTAATCTACTAATCTACCTTCATAGATTTCTAAATTTTCAAAAAAGTATGATGAGTTGGATTTTGTTACCGTTGCATCTTCAATTGTAACAAAATTGTATGAGATGTTATCGATTAAATTTGAACTGAAAGTAAAACCTTTAGGAAGTGTTAAAGTTCCTGGTGTATTGTTTAAAGACGTTACAGTTAAATTTATAATTGATTTAGGTGCAGCATATGAGAACGGAATATAATTTAATGTTTTAGCATGAGAAACAACAGAATCACGCAATAGTGCAGTATCCATGAATGCCTCATTGGCAACCATGTTTAAATAATAAGCGTTGTAATGGGTGTTGTAAGCCAGAATATCCAAAAGGATATTTAAACTAGAACCTTCAAAATCATAATCTGTAAATTCAGATTGTTGTTGTAGGTACGACTTTAGATTATTCTTGATTGTATCAAAATCAAGGTCTGTAATTTGTAAACGTGCGTTTGCCATCTATCGGATCCGTTCAAGGAGAAAATTAATTATGACGGGTTGTGTTTGGTTTACAATGAAGAATTCCAAGTAAACTTTGAACCCATTTTTGTCAAAATCTGCGGTCACATTTATAGCTTTAACAGCAGCCCTAGGCTCATAATTCAAAATAGTCCGCTCTATCTCATTTTTTAAAGTGGTTGCCGTAATAGTATCAAGATTTTCAAACAATAATCTGCGAACATTTGAACCAACATCTGGTTGAAATGGTCTTTCATAGTAGTTTGTGAGTATGAGATTTTTAATCGAATTGACAACAGCCATCGGTCCGATGACTTTATTAATGTCTTTTCTGACTGGATGAATGGTAAAATTCAAATCCAAGTCTTTGAAATCTCTAACAATATCTGTGGTTACGGTTGCCATATTCTATTTATGAGTTAAGTCTGGTAAGTAATTTGTCGGAACCAATATAATTATTAGCAAGATTGGTGTCTAGGGCACCCATATTTGAAAATTCAGCTACAACTCCAAAATCTTTAAGAACCTCACCACTATTTTGAAAAAATTGAACATCATGTGTTCTTCTAGTAGCAATTAAAGTATTCGCAGTTTGAATGTGTGAAATAATTACGTTTATGGCAGCACCAGACAAACTTGAAACTGCATTGCCAAAAACTATTGAAATTGAATTATTCAGAGTAATAAAATCATTATAGATTATTGTATTGTTTGATTCTAATTGTTCATTGATAAACAAGCTGGTAAAACTACCTAAAGCTGGAGAAGCATTAGAAATTCCGTCAGTTTGATATGTTAAATAAATTAAAAATTTTCCATATCCCAATGCGCTTTGTCTATATGGAAAATCTCCTGCGGCTGTGCCACCATCTTCAATTAAATTTACAGTAAGATTATCTGTATGAGATTTAAACGAATTCAAAGTTATCATGTAACTATTGGCAGTATTTGCTAATTTTGCACCTTCACCATAAACAGCAAAAGGAAAAGTAATATTACTTGACGTTGCGGTAATATAAATTAAGTTTGCGTTTGCAGACATTGTTGTATAGACGTTTGCGGTTGGATTTTTATAATATCCAGCCGTATTAGAATTTGCAAGGTCAGTTACTTGCCACTCATTTGGTAAAAAACTTGGAGATGAATTTAAGTGTTCTATTGCATCTTCAGATAAAGATAAAATACCTGTATTATTAGCATCAAAATTAAAACCTAATCTTCCATATACGCTTGCCATTTTATTTCCTTTTCATAATAAATTAAACCGTTGCTTTGATTTCACCAGTACCAGCTGGTCTATGTATCAATCGTTTAACATAGTTAAGTATATCAGATTGCCAAATTGCACCACCAATAATTGTTGAACTATACAACGAAGAAATGTAAGGTGCAAAAACTTTAATACCAAATGTTCCAGTACCTATAGCAAAAACAGAACCAGGAACTGCTATTGGAGCACCTAACGATAAACCACCAAGCAATGAAACAAAGCCAAAACTACCAGCAAAAACACCACCACCCAATTCGTCACCGGCAGTAAGACTATCACAGGTAATAATACCATCAGCAGTCATCGAACCTTTAATATACATATGTGAATCTAAATACAAATGGTCGGCAGCAGCCATTCGAATTGCGCCACCAAAATTTTCATTTGCAGTAATTGAAATATCATCATCACTAGAAAAACTTATATCACCTTTAACTCTGGTGTTCATTTTTTTAGCAACTTGTAGATTATAATCACCTTTTACATCTAGATTATAATCACCACGAACTTCCATGTTGCAATCACCTATAACGGTTACACTACAACGTCCTTGAATTAAAACGCATTTATTTTTAATTGTAATTTCATAGTCATCACCAAACACTTTATGTACTTGGTCACCATTAGGATGCATTTCAATAAAGGTTAAACTTTTACCGTGTTGTAAACGAACACGTTCACGGGTGGGTGTATCATCCATTTCAAACAGATGACCACTCTCAGTTTGTTTTGCATCATTGTAAGGATAAAGCGGTTGATAGGATGTGTTTGCAGCTGATTCTGGTTCTGTCCAACCAGTATCACTTGCGATGCCAGGTATGTTTCCTAATTCTGGTAATATTGCCATATTAAAATGCCGGTTTGGTTAATGTTGTAAGTTGGTCGTTCAAAGCATTTTTATCTGGAAATCCATACTGTGCTAATTTATTTTGGCCAGCATTAGTTAAATCCGAAACAGTAGGATTTTCAGAAGTGTATTGTTGTATTGTGGTATTGGCTGCATCAAGTTCAGATTGACTAACAGGAACTAAAATACCAGCTGTTGCAGCAATAGGAATTTCAATTGCTAATGCTGCTACCTCTGTCACCTTACTTATCGTTTCTCCAGTCGCTTGAGCCGCTTCTTTTGCGGCCTCAATCAAATCTGAAAATCCACCTTCACCATCAGTACCACCTAAACCACTTGTTGCTTCTGATATGATATCACTAAAAACACTTTTAATTAATTTTAATAATCTTTCTAAACAATCTGCAAGTAGTTTTAATAAAGCAGCTGGCAAACTTAAAAGCCATTGTATAAGAGCACGAAGTTTTGTGATATAAGCTAAAACATATTTTTGAAAATCAATGATTGGTTGAATAATTTCTTTATTAATTCTTTTCAATTCAGCCGCAAAGGCTTTTAGTTTGTTTATGATGTATGAAAATTTACCTGTTCTATCACTTAAACCTAAAAGTTTCATTATTTTTTGAATGGCTTCTCTTATGAATCTACCAATAGCCTTAGTATACTTTTTCAGAGAAATATTTTTTTGCATTTCGGAAATGAAATCGCAAACGTGTGACCGTTTTTTATTTGTTGCATCAATAATTGTACCGTCAACTCTACCAAACGCACAACTTGGAGTGTTTGATGGTTCTCCAGATTGTGGCGTATCGCCTGTGCGAACACATTGTGGTGGCGCATTTTCTTTTGCTAATCCATTAACAACAATTATACCTCCACGGTTTACTGGAAAAGTTTCAAGCGCCATTTAAATTAATCCTCATCATTTTATTAATCCTGGTAGAACACCCATCATAACAGGTATTTGAGCTTGTTCACCATCCATAAAAAATCCAAGAACCCAATCACCAACTCTTGGTGCTGAAAAATTCTTTGAATTGTTAAGTGGTATTAAGGCTTGAGCCCAAGGTAAATCCGCTGTCGGTAATATAACAGGATTTTCGTTATGCCACCCAAAAATACGGACTTGACAACGACCAACACCCATTGGGTCAACACGATTTTCAATGGCGCCAATCCACCATATAAATCCATTTTTACCTATAAAATTTGTATTCATCACAGTTTTATTGCTGTTAACAAATCACCTGTTAGTTGTTTAAAGAAAGGTCTGTTTGTAGAATCTGCGGCCACTTCAATGATTGTTTCATGCATATCACCTTTAATCATTTGTCTTGCTGCTGTAACTATATATTTACCACTCAGGGTTTCATCAATGGCTTCACCAGCGTCCGGCTTTAATGATTTTACTGGCATTTTTAAATTAATTATAGCACCAGAAGTGATACCAAAATTACCAGGTAAATTCAGATGAATTGTTGTCTGTAACAAGTTTGCAAATATGGGAGCTCTTTGGAACACATATGCATGAGTATCATCAATAATTGTTCCTGTTCTTGGATCATTTTTTTGAACCCAAGGTGTTGTACCACGAAAAGATTGAAATGCATACAATGAAATTTTAGAATCAAACATCTGCGCTGAATCTTTATTTTGTTTATTAACGGCACCTGTAAAATTTGGATATTTGTTCAGATGTGCATCAGTTTTACCATATGTTTGTTGAAAATCTATTTTATTAATATTAACTTTTCTTGTTAGTGTGTCTATACCAATAAATTTACCCGCATAAACACCGTTTTTTATATTTTCAATTAAATCGGTTGAACCAACTACTTTAGCTTCACGAGCACCATAAAACTCTTTAGCACCCGAAGTGAGGAGATTTTTTGGTTCAAAATTAATATCCATTATTGGTGGAGTTTTAATCAATTCTGATAATGAAACAAAATTGTATCCATACTTATTTTCAAAAAATAAAAAATTAGGTAAAGATTCGGAATTAATTGCTTTCTTACTCAACCAATCCATTGTGTCGAATGGTGATAAACCTGGAACAACCACGGTATGCACACCTTTTGTTGTTCCTATTTTTCTTATTCTACTACTAGAAACCGAAAGATATTTTTTTAAAACAACATTAACAATATCACTATATGCACCAGTAAATGATTGATTAATTTTTTGTTGCTCTGAATATATCAATTCATCAGAAGCAAAATATAAAATATAAGCTTCAGAATTTTGATTTATGTTTTCTCTTCCACTTAGTTTATAAATTCTAAATGTTTTTTTAAATGTTGTTGCGCCACCCGATTCGTCACCTTTTGTGATTTCCATTGAGATGTATTCACTACCATCCAATATAAGTTTATTACATAAACCAATTGCATCTTGAATCAAAATATCACCACGAACACAAGGCATAAACACACTATCATATATGTTTATTTCTTGATAAATGCCCGTGATATTTACGCTACCCAATTTTGTGATAAGTGTTAAATCCTTTATCTTAAATTGAGTTGATTGTGTTAGATTAAGACTCATGTGGTAAATACACTTTTTAATTCTTGTTCAAGTGCATATGCAAATTCAGGTTTCAAAATTTTGATTTGCCTTTTCGTTTCATTTTCATCAATTTCATATGTGTAATACGATATTGATTCTTTAGATGTATCAATTTTAATTTCATTACCATCACTAAGTATTTTATTAGTTGATGAAGTAACTACATTGGCATATGTATTAGCATCAACACGAACTTTCTTTTCAGAATAATCACCTGTTCTTATTGTTGTTCTTTTTTCAACAGAATAATAAGAATGTGTATTTTCTTGAGACCACATTAGACCGGTTTGACCGGCAGCTGTGTTCGCATTTGCAGTATATTTGTCATTAATGAATGTCGTTAGTGTTCTATATTCCAAAGGCCAGTCATATTGTGCATCAATAATATCATTCATCATCAAAACAATCCAATGACGTTCTGGTGAATCATAAATTTTTGAAGCTATAATTTCTGGTGTGTCATTTTCTTGAACATTATATTTTTCATAAATTGATGTATTTTCTTTGAATGATTGTTCAAGTGAAAACCGAGATATGATGTTTGTAACAACATCAACACTATAAGGTGTATCCTCCAAACTATAATAAGTCTTAGGAAATTTACTGAAATATTTTGCCATAGATTAAGTTATCCCCTCAATGGATTTTTTGCTTGTGTTGGATCAACACTTTGCTCAACAACAGTTTTAGTTGCACCACGAATATTAGGCAATAGAGGACTGCCTTTAACAAGATATTCGGTTTCTTTAAATGATAAACTCAATCTCACACCAACAGGCATACCTGTTCTACCCATACTTGCAATTGGTTCACCCTCAACTTCATAAGTAGCAAAACCTCCTGGCGCATAGTCCGTTTCAATACTAGTTAAAACACAAGTTGAAATTTTTGGTATATTTGGATTAACTTGTCCATTGTAATAAAAAGAAATATCAAATTCCGATGGTGGATATAAAAAGTAACCACCACTATTTTTAACTAATTCTGGTGCTTGGTGAAATCTCAATAGGTCAATAATTTTTTGAACTTCTAATGCTTCGATTTCGGATCTCGGAAACATCAAAAAATCAAATCTAAATTCTCTAAATGCTGGTGAAGTATATAATAGTTCAAGCATTGGATTTTGAACTTTACCCCCTGTACCGGCAGTAAACAAAATTTGACCTACAGGTCCAGCAGAATTAAAAGCGTTGAAAATAAATGGAGAAAGATTATTAAGCATCGCTTGCTTATCTACTGTGTTACCACTACTTTTATAGGTATCGACCGCAGAGTTTAACATCGAAAGACCAGTTTGAAAAAGGGTACCACCAGGCCTCAAATCGGTATATCCCTGATTGTATGTAAAATTTAAATTACTTGGCATATAAAGAGCAACTGTATCAGTTATTCTACTGATGGTTCTAACACCAATATTTGCATCTATATTATCCCCAAATGCTCTAATTACGTTTAGACCATTCTCAACAAGGCCTTTTGGCAAAACATCGTCCACAGCATTTACAAGAGGTACTATAGTTTTTTTAGCTATTGAAGAATCCATTACCGCAGATAACACATCTTTCGCAATTTTTGATGCATTAGCAAAACCTGCAGATGTATCAAAGCCACCAAATTGGTCAGCAGCTGACAGAAAAGTTTTATTTGCTTGTACTGAAGGTAAATCTGATTCAACTCTAGTGCCAGGAAATGATGTATTAGTTTGTTCATTAATGTTTATAAGTATATAATGACCCTTATCGGCCGCACCTAAATCAATCGGATATCTGAATAGTCCAGTTTTGTATTTTGAATCAGCCAAAACGCTAGTTCCAGGTCGAACATCAGTACCAAAACTGATACCGCCACCAAGAAGGTTAAATAGTCCCATTGAGATTCCTAAAAGAGTTAACTAGATATTTATATGACATACGGTAAGAAAACCTATAAGGGTCGGTTCCAACCCAAAAATCCAAAGAAATATAATGGTGATGCGGATAACATCATCTATCGTTCTACATGGGAAGTGCGTGTTATGAAGTGGTTGGATGAGCATCCAAACGTAGTATGGTGGGCATCTGAAGAACTGCCAATACCATATAAATCACCTCTGGATAACAGAATACATCGTTATTTTCCAGACTTCATTGCCAAAATTAAACAAAAAGACGGTTCCGTAATGACATATATTATTGAAGTGAAACCGTTAGAGCAGACCAAAATGCCTGTTCAAAAGAAGAAAACTCAACGATATATCCGTGAGGCTGCAACTTATGTTGTGAATCAGGAGAAATGGAAAGCTGCAGATATCTTCTGTCAGGAACATGGTTGGAAATTTATGATTATGACTGAGAAGGAACTAGGTATCTAATTTGAAAGCGGACACCAATACTTATAAGAAATCCTCAAGATTGTAAGGTAATAATGAGATTTAATTTATTGACATAAATAGACAATGGCATATTTAATAGAACGAATAAAACAACAGCTTGCAAAGTCGGGTACTGAACCTAGAACTACTGCCGCAAGAGATTGGCTCATGTCTAAGATTAAAGACTTGAAACCAACTCGCCAAGCGCTCCTAAACGACAAGGAACGACTTAAAACGAATACTATAATTGGACGTATGTATTTCTATTACTATGATCCAAAGTTAAAAGATGAGTTGCCATATTACGACAGGTTCCCATTGGTCATACCAATAGAACGATACCAAGATGGTTTTTTAGGGTTAAATTTACATTACATAAGCCCAAGGCAACGCATTGAACTTTTAGATGCCCTAAGTGATTTTGCAAACAATTCAAAATATGATGAAACGACAAGGTTGAGATTAAGTTGGGCTAAATTAAAAACTGTTGGTAAAGCTTTCAAAGCAAAACCTTGTGTAAAGAGATATCTTTTTAAACACGTTGATAGCCGATTTCTTGAAATTACCGCAGACGAATGGGATATCGCTGCATTACTGCCATTTCAAAATTTCCAAGGTGCAACTGCAAATAAAGTCTATAACGATTCTAGGAATAAATTCTAATGCCTTTTTCACCACAATTATTTTTATCAAACATCAAAGGAAAAGACGGTTTAGCTAGACCATCTAGATTTGAGGTTATTCTTCCTATACCACCATATATTAACAATTTTATATCTCAATCATTTTTTGAGAAATTATTAAATTTGCCTAATGTGTTGATTGCTGATATTACAAGTGCTGTAAATGATATATTAGGTAATTCACCAGCTGCAGAACAATCTAAAACATCAAACCCATCAATCAGTAGATATCTGGCACTTCAATGTGAAGCTGCAGAGTTTCCTGGTAAAACATTGATGACACAAGAAGGTAAAGTTTATGGACCTAGTTTCAAAGTTCCATATCAAACACAATACGGTGATACTTCTTTAACTTTTTTATGTACAAATGAATTCTATGAAAGAAAGTTATTTGAGAGATGGATAGAAGCTATCAATCCTTCTGATACGAATAATTTAAGATTTGCAAAAGGATCAAAGAGTAGGTACTTAACAAACATAAAAATTATTCAGTATGATGATTTCATCAAACGAATTTTTGCGGTCGAATTAATTGACGCTTTCCCCATTGGAATTGGACCGCAAGCTTTAAATTGGACAGAAGACAATTTTCATAGATTGTCTGTTCAATTTGCTTATCAGAAATACAATGTTATTTACGAAGGTAGTTATGACCTTGTTGGAGCTGCTGTTGAATATTTTGGTGCTAAAGGTGCCAGAATATTTGATAAGGCTGGCCAAGACGTAAGTGGTGGTATAGGGAATGTTTTGAATAAAATATTTTAATTTAGTGGAGATACAATATGTTACCAAAAATTGATGTGCCTGTTTTTAGTATTAATTTAATATCAACTGGCAAAGAAGTTAAGTTTAGACCGTTCACGGTCAAAGAAGAAAAATTGTTTTTAATGGCTAACGAAAGTGCCGATTTAAAAACAATCATTGATACAACAAAACAAGTTCTGAATAATTGTATTGTTTCAGAACTTGATATCGATAAGTTACCCGTGTTTGATATTGAATATTTATTTTTAAATATTCGTGCAAGGTCGGTAAGTGAAATTATCAGTTTGAATTACAAATGTAATAATGATATCAAAAATGAAGAAGCTGAAGATACACATAAGTGTAATCATGTAGTACAAATTGAGGTGAATATTTTGGATATCAAACCAAAGAATGATAAAAAACAAGAAACCAAAATTCAAATTACTGATAAAGTTGGTATGGTTATGAAATATCCAAATTTTGATACCGTGAAAAAATTTGAAACGGGTACTGAAGGTGTAGACCAAAGCGATATTATTTTAAAAATGACTGTGGGATGCATAGACTACATTTATGATGATGACCAAATTTATTATGCAAAAGATACTCCAGAAGAAGAATTGGTTGAATTTATTGAAAGTATGCAAAGTAAAGATTTAGAAAAAATTAAAAACTTCTTTGATAATATGCCAAAGATTTCTAAAGATTTGGATTTTAAATGCAACAAATGTGGACATGAAGAAAAAATTACCGTGGAAGGAATGGAAAGTTTTTTCGTCTAAGTTTTGGTTATGAAAATCTAGGTAATCTCTTTCAAACTAATTTTGCATTAATGCAACACCACAAATATAGTTTGACGGAACTTGAAAATATGATACCTTGGGAAAGAGAAGTTTATGTTGGTTTGTTAATGAAATACCTTGAAGAAGAAAAAGAAAAAATGAAAACCAGAAGGCAATAATAAATGGCTAATAGTAGACTTGCACAAATATTAGAACAAGAATATAAAACGAGCGGTGCCGTTGGTGGTGTCGTTTCGGCTCTTGGTAAGCGCTCAAGAGAAAAAATGGATATTCGAAATGCACTCTTTAGTGGAGGTGGATTGGGGTCTATTGTTGGCACTAAAATATTTGGTAAAGGTTATTCAGCAACAAGGAAATCACCATCATCAACATCATCACCTTCATTAGATGGTGCTTCTAACGCAACATTACAGGACATTAACACCAATAGTAAAATTACAGCAAAAAATACTCTGGCCATTCCTATGATGGCCAGAGATATGAATCTCGTAAGATTAAACATTGTTAAGATGGTTAAACTCCTTGGTGGTCAAGCAAACAGAAATAAAACAGATATGTTTTTTTCAAATGCTGCAAAAAGAGAAGAAGATTATGAAAGACAATTTGGTAAAAAACCAACACAATTAACTTCTAGTGGTGGAGTTGTTAACAAAGAAGGTGGTGGATTTTTATCATCAATTTTAGGATTCTTCAAAGGCGGCATTGGTAGTATTGTTGACACTTTGCTTGGTGCTTTAATTAAAGGTGGTTTGATAACTGGATTTTTAGTTGCACTTGGTAAATATTTTCGTGATGATGATTTTAGAGCTTCAGTTAATAAAATGTTGGATGGATTATTCAAAGCAGTTTTTGGTGATGATTATAAAAAGAATTTATTAGTTGGTGTTGGTGTTTTTACTGGTGCAATGGTAATAATTGCAGCTACATTGAAAATTTTTAATGCTGCTATATTGGCTGCATCAAGAGCATTACTTGGCCTTGCTGTTGGCAGGCCTGTTGCTGGTGTTCCAGCAGGTAAAGGTAAAGGTAAAGGCGGTAGATTTTCGGGTTTAACTGGTAAAGCAAAACTGTTAGCTATAGCTGCCGGTCTTGGTTTGACGGTAAAAGAGTTATATGATTTATATGGTGGTGAAGAGGAAGCTAATAAGTTTTTTGATGATGAGTCTTCAGGTATTAGTGCAGAAGAAAGTTTATTACCAGGAGAAAGTTTAGATCCAAAAAGTCAAGGAAATTCTGTAGAATCATCATCAAAAAAAACTTCAACTAGTGATAAACTTATAAGGGGTGCAGAATTAGCATTAGGAACTTATGCAGCTGTTTCTATAATAAGTTTGCCTAGTGGTTCAGGAACAGCTACTGCACCATCAAGTACAACAAGTAAAGTTGCAGATCCATTTGCTAATCTTGAAGATAAAAAGTTATCTGCACATGGCACGGTTGGTAATAATAGAGAGATGGTTAAAAATAGAACTCTATTGGAAAAAATTACTAAGGTTATCACTAAAGCTGTAGAAAAAGGTCAAAAAGTAAATATGCTTTTAAAGTTTGCAGCTAAATTTGGTCCATTTGCTGCTGCTAAACTTGGAGCTGTTGTTGTCGGCGTTGCGGCCGCACCATTCTCTGCTGGTTTTTCTTTATTGCTTTCCGGATTAGGTGCGGTATTACTTGTTTATGATATTTACCAAATTTACGAATTCTTCGTTGAATTGGAAAAAGAAATGGATGCAGATGAAAAAGCTGCAACAGTTATTAAACAAGAAACACCAGCAGCATCGCCTGTTCCTGGTCCTGTGCCTGTGCCCGCAGCCGATACCACAGGTACGGCAGCTGCCTCTAGTGCATCATCTACTTCAACATCTCCTTCTGCTCAAGTCGGTACAGTAACAAGTGATATGGGAATGAGACCCGATCCAATGAATTCTGGCAAAACACAAAATCATCAAGGTGTGGATGTTGCAGCTCCAAGCGGAACTCCAATTTATGCAACAATGGATGGCCAAGCGAGAAAATATACAAATGATCCAAAAGCAGGTAATTATGTTGAAGTTACTGATGCACAAGGAAATAAAACACGTTATCTACATATGTCCAGACATGAGGGGTGGATACAAGGTGCTGCTGTGAGACCTGTGAAAAAAGGTGATATTATTGGTTATGTTGGTATGACAGGCCGGTCAACAGGTAATCATTTACATTATGAGGAATATAGAAATGGTAAAAATGTTACTGACCGTAGCGGTGCAATGTTAGCATTAAATCCAACAACAACAACAACACCAAATTTAGCAGCTGCTCCTGTTCCAAAAATTAATGGTTCACAAGTTGCATCAGCAAGCCAAGCTGATGTTCGTAGAATTGATAATGCGATTGAAGCTGCCGCCGAAAAACCATTATTCTCAGCGGCCGATTTAGCTGGACTTTCAGCTGCTTTAAAAGCTCCAACAATGCAAGGTGCTGGTGGAGGTCAAGTTATTTCTACGCAAAAAGCAACACCGTATGAAAGAGATTTTTACGAGGGTGTTCTAAGAAAAGTTGCTCTGTAAATAAAAAACCCCGCCAAGGCGGGGTCTAAACTAAGTTCCTAGAAAGGTTCTAAAAAAGGAGCTTTAGTTTATTGTGCGAGAGATTTAAAGTAATCCAAATCTTCATCACTACTAGTTGCTTTACTACCGATGATTTTCATTTCATCTTCGGTAAAACTTCTCAACTCAACATCCTCAGCCTTGATGGATGAAACAGCACCTTCAAAACCAAGAACCTTGTCAAGACGAGATTTCAACTGGTCATATGGTTTGAATTGTTTCTTCTCAGTAAATTCTTTGAGAGAAAACTGTTTCTTCCACAAATCTTCCAATTTCGCATCATCACCATCTAAAAGAGCAGACTTATCTGCAAATTCAGATTTATCATAGTTACGATAACCTTCAACATTACGAATCTTCAATTTGAAGTTAGCACCTTCCCACATATCAAATGGATTGACAGGAGTTTCATCAGCGAATTCAGGATTCATTGCTTCAGTAATCTTGTCAAAGATTTTCTTACCAAACTTAAACAGTTTGACTTGACCTTCATTTTCGGGATTGCTCGGGTCAGATACCACAAGAATGTTAGCAATATAAGAAAGCTTACGCTTTTGTTTACGAGCTACATCTTTGTTGGCTTCAATACCAGAATTCCATAATGTATTATTGTGCTCACATACGGGGCACTTTTCATTCAAGGTTGTTAGACAATTATCAATGTACCAACCACCAGGTCCCTGAAATCCATGTGAGAACACACGAATCCAAGGTAGACCCTCATCGCCATCGACAGCAGGTGCAGGTAAGAACCGAACAACGGCCATTCCATTACCAGACTTGTCAACGCTGGGTTGCCACATTCTTGTATCGTCTTTAGAACCAGCCTCAGAATTGGACTGGGTAGAAGCTTCAATCGCTTTGGTGAGTTTGTCCAAAGAAGAACGATTGCGCTTGAGGTTTGCAAAACTACTCATAGTATTTCCTTTCGTATAACGGAGTATTAACGGTGTATAAACAACTTATCCACATAAACATAGTATATCATGTATTTATGTTCTTTGCAAGCAAAATATCCAACAACATCATAGTATTACCGACATCCTTGTGATGAATACCTATTCCGCCTGCTTTATTAAAGGCATCAATAACATCTAAGGTATCATCTATTAGTATGCTATCTGGAGTGGCAAACTCCGCCTTTAATGACCTGCCTGCAACAACATTTACTTTCCATGTTGAAGGCAAATTTCTTTCCTTAATCCATTTGTTTTTTTGTTCTGTTACTTCATTGTGGTATTTTTTACCACCAGATGAAGTTAGAATTTCAACATCATTGAAATGATTAATCAAATAATTAATTAATTCTGGCCCACCTGGCCAGTAATCCAAAGATTCAAAATTTTTACCTTCAATAAATGAAGTCCAATTTTTACTGAATTCTTTTCTATCTCTTGAAGTACCAGGATGTTCACGAAACAATTCTATGTAACGCTTTTCAAAATTGGCGATTACGCCATCCATATCCAAATAAATTTTCATAATATTCCATAAACAATCAAAAACTTTTCAACTAGCAGATAGTAAGCCCAAAACGGAACAATTATGGAAAACAATGTTGACCAAAATCCGTTAGCTATAACTACACCAGCAACCCACGAAAAAAACAAGAATAAACCCATTAATGTTTTAAAAGCATCTATCATGCAACCACCTCTTTCAATTTTAACTTATATTTTACACTATCAAACGGTACAAATGCGGTATACTTGAGCATCTTTAACCGATAATCTGGCCATCGAATGGTATCGGCAATTTGCTGTTCCCAAGCAGGGAAGAAATTGAGTAAGGCATTTAATATCACAAGGGTTTCTGGTTGAATCTCTTTACGAAAAGCCATCAATAGAAGCACAGGGTATTCACCATCCAAACACTTCAGGACCTCATTGGGGTCATTCAAATCATCAAAGATATACTTGCAGTCATTCTCAAAACTATACGTCATGGTTTGCAAGTATTTCATTCGCCTTAGGTAATTTACCTCAGCTTCAGACTTTAGTAAATCACCTGCCCAAGTCTTTTCATTTTCAATAAAGTTACCCACAAGGAAATTGATGTAATCATCTTGATTGTATTTCCTTGAGAGTTTGTAGAAGTGGTATTTGTCTTTACGATTCTCAAAACTGTTCACAGAGATATTTGACTTACCATTGTATTTGAAGTAGTCATATGTCTGTTGTGAGAAGTGAAGTTTTAGTGAATTGTAGAGCGAAAATGCCTCATAACCTGTCATATTGGAAGTCTTGAACTTTTTTCTTTCATCATATTATTGTCCATTGCATCGATATGAATTTTAGATTTGAGGTTGGCATTCACTAGTGTAGCTGCCACCTCAATCTCCAATCCCGATTCTTTACAGTAAACAGTAATGGCTTCAATGTAATTGTAACTGGTCTCTGAAACCAACTTGTCAATCGCTTTGGCAAATTTTGCCATTTCTTCTTTAGTTGGCATCTTGTCCTTTTGTATTAAAATCAATTTCTTCATCTTGCACAAAATCTAAAGTGCCTGTTGGATGAAAACCTGAACCACGGAGAAACATTTCAAAATGTTGCAGTATATGAGGAAGATAATCTGCATTAAATTCAATCGTTGTTTCGGCAGAATGTCCAGAGATGTTATCAATCTGTTTAAAAATATATTTCATAATATAGAGTTCCTTTTATTTCTTTGATTGTGGTAGTGGTGGTGGATTTCCATGTGTAATTGCATATGCAACACAAATCGAATCATCGTGTGCAGCATAAGAACATCTAACAGATATTGGGTCAACACCTTTAGTCATAGCTGTTTCAATATTCCTTGCCATCAATGACCTATCATTAAAACTGTAAATTGCAAGACTAATGATACCAGAGGTCACTATGATTGTAAATGAAATAATAAAGTTTGTTATATTATTTTTAAATTGTTCAAAAACATTTGAAGTTCTCATATTCCGGAAAATTCCTTTTTATTGTCTAAATCGCCAGGTTTCTTGTAGAAAATATGCCGACCTATTACGGTTGTTTTTGGCAATTTCCAACCGGGGTTAACATAGTCAGCATGATAGTATGTTGCACCTTTTGTAACATCTACCAACTTATCATAATTAAGAAAAATCTCAATCGATAAATCCAATACGTCATTATACAACGAAGTATGCTTCAATGTCAATAGTTTTGAGGTAAAGAATGGCTCACATACCCAAGAAAATTGACATACAACTTTACCTGAGGGGTGAACAATCTTTTGTTTGACAACATCACATATATCATCGGCATATCTACCTGATACGACACGATTAACTGTGACCATACCAACGGCAATTTGACCTTCTCTGCTTTCGTGTCCAGCTTCAAGTAAAATGTTTTCAGCTAAACATTGAACTTGTTTTTGTGCTGGTGGTGTCAACTCACTAAATTTAATACCATGAATTAAATATTTTTGATTGCTTTGTGCTGTCATTGCCACTAAAAATAAAAGGCAAGACAAGAAAACACTTGCAATAACGATTCTATTATTTTGCATATTTCTCCTTTTTGTTAAAGGAGGCACTCCCGTGGACGGGCGTGCCTCCGCCCATCAGGTGATAGACTTTTTGCTAGTAGTCTTTGTATCTAGAGGGATGTTTGAAACGAAACCATTAAGCGATTGTGCTTTTGCAATGATTTCAGTTTCAGATGGAAAAGAAGGGAATCCTGGATGTTCAGGCAACTCTCCACCATTGATTTTAGCAATTTCTAATTTGGCGTGCCAAGTATTGCTAATTATTTCACGCTTACCGTAGTAGTCATCGGTCAGCATATCTTTCGCCATTTTTAAAAGTTCAAGGCGAATCTCGAACGGTGTCATATTAGACATAGTTTACTCCTAGTGTGTTTGTGTGTACCAGCATTTTGTGTGTATCTGGTTACTTATTTAGTGTTTAGTAAGCCCAAGAAACAAAAGAATGCCTTGTTCCTTTTTTTACAGGTTCAACTCTATGTGGATATAAAAAGATGGATGGGAAAATCATTACAGAACCGGCTTTTAATTCAATAACTTTATCTTTCCACATAACAAATTCACCACCTTCATAATCATCATTCAGTACGCCAACAAAACTCATTATTGGAATACCTTTTGTAGTGCCATCAAACATAGAGTGTATGTGGTCACAATGTTCAGCCATCAGCCTATCTTCCGAATATTTGTTGAATCTAATGCCTGAATATCCTGCCCAAGTGCTGTACCATGGAAAATTTAACTCAGTAAGATAATGAGCAAAACCATCCCAAACTCTTTGCATCAGATATTCCCGTGGTGTAACCTTTGCATATGATACATCCAGTTCTCTATCACCACTTTGAGTTCCGTAAGTTCCAGTTGTTGACTGATAAAATGTATGTTGATTGAAAGTGTTTGCCATAACTGGCGTTTCAAGTTCAATTATGGTTTTCTTACAAATTTCTGCATCAAGCCAATTATCGTATACCTTGACATATGATTCTATATTTTTATCCATAATTAATCCCAAAGGCCTTCATAGTATTTACCAAACAAACGATATCCATTAGTGATTCGTTTCTGTACTTCTTGCATACCTTCAATGTCTATTTCATATGTGTGATTTGGTCCATCAAGCCATTCATACATTGTTGCTTTACCTTTTTCATCCCATTGACAAGCAACTGTCTTCTTATCAAATTCACCAGAACGAAACTTTTCTTCCCATGTGCCATCAACTTTACATTCAAAGGCAAAAATCATTTCATCAAGAACATAGTCCCAGCGTTTGAAATGATTTTCATCAGTATCCCATTCATTTTCTTTTGGTGGTGCTGAAGTAGATTTTAATTCTTCTGGAACATCTTCATCATCAACAAAAGGTGCACCATGTTTGGTTTCTTTTAATTGTTTCAGCATCGGCAGAATGATATCTGCTAAAGTGTGATCCATTGACCATGTATCGTATCTATCAATCTTCACATAGTTGATTTGTGGGTGAACAAAATCAAAAAACTTAGATAACGCACCACAAATTGGATTTAGGAAATTGACCCACTTGTCATACTTGTGACCAGGTACATCTTCATGGTTATAGAACACATCATCATCTTTTTCCCAAAAGCAAACTGTTTTGAGAATAGTGTAAGGTGATACCCAATGATTACGATAATTACTTCTGTAAACTTTCACAATTCCTCCAAAATAAAGGCGGTGGTTTTATTGAGAACCCACCAAACTCCGGTTTTTAAAACGAGTATTTCAAACCAACTGCAACTTGATTACCATCAAATGCATTTACACGGCTCTGACCTTCTTGACGGCGATAGTCAACAGTTGCTGCCAAATTCTTGACAACAGGTACAGAAGCACCAACACCAGCAGTAACAGCATAACCATTAGCAACAGTTTGATTGTCCAAATATGCAACACCACCTTTAACAGCAATAGTAACAGGACCAATTTTAGTAACATCATATGATGCAACTAAACTATAACGATTTTGGTCGTTAGTGCTTTGTGTGAAACGGTCGTAACCTGCTTCAACTCCAACTGCACCAAACTTTTCACCTAATGTGAGACCATAACCTGTGCGGTCAGATGTGCCAGAATAATCACGGGTACCGTTTACACCAACTTCTACTGCTGATGCTGATAATGCCAAAGTTGACAATGCGACAAATAAAATTTTCTTCAAAATGAAACTCCTTAGTTAAAATATACGATTGGTTATTTGCTAAGCTGGAAACCAATCGAAACCATTTATTAGATATTACCGATTTGCAATATACATTGTAATTTCAAAACCGAAGCGCATATCCGTTGCCGTTGGTGTAGACCATTTCATATTGATTCCTTTTTTTAGTTATGAAATTGGTTGGTTATTCTGTTACGAGGAAACCAACCGAAACCCTAAGCAGTGTTTAAGCTGCTAATGCGTATTCGCTATCGTTTGCGTTTACTTGTTTTGCTTGATTAACGGTCATCGCCTACCGTGTCGCCGTCTCCACTATTTACCTCTGTCGAAACTATGCAGCCCCATCAATTACACACTTTTATTTAATCCGAATAATTATCTGTTTTCGGATAAAAGTAAATAATTGGTGGAGCTGGGGGGATTCGCACCCCCGTCCAGAAGTCCTTCATTTTGAAGGGATTACGACAATTACAAACATTATAACACAACTCCGTTACAATGTCAATAGTTTACCATGATATTTGCCGACAAACTCTGTCAACATATTAACATATTTAGTTTTCTCTCGGACAAATATTTGTGGTTGGCCATCTTCAACGGCAATTGCCACAACGATTTGTTCAATTTCTTTACCTGTTATTTCTTCAAACATAATTGCATATGCAGTACATTGCATAAAGTAATTCTGTATCCAATTCTCATTCTTTTCTTTTGAAGCACTCTTGTAATCAATTACAGATATTTTTCCATTCCATTCCGCAATACAATCATTACGGCCAGCAACTTGCAATTTATCTGAATACAATGATTGTTCAATTGCATATACATCACCAACATTATCATCAATATGTGGTTTCAATTGAAGAAACAATTCTTTCGTGTCAGGCATCATTGATTGTTGATACTGAAAATTTATTTCATTCAATAGATATTTCTCACAAACAGTATGTAGTGCAGTACCACGGCGAGCAGCTTTGGTACTTATTCTAGTGGCTTCTTCATTACCAACTTTAGCACGCCATTCCATGATTCCTTTTTTACTGTATTCGGAAAGAACAGTAGTGATTGATGGGTATATATTTCCTTGTGGTGTCGTATATCTCCTACCACTCTCAGTTGTTACCGCTTTCAATTCAAAATCTAATTCTGGTAATTTAACATGATTAAAATTTCTTAAATTCATTTACTCTGCAATCTTTTGGTAATTCGGTCAACGTGTTTTTTAACCACTTCTGCGGTTCTTGCTTCTTTGATGGACTTTCGACCATATCTTTCTGCAAGTGGAGAGCCTTTGTTTTTCTCCGCCACCTTCGATAACACTTCTTTAAATCCTTCGGGTACTCTTTGAGAACCCATGCCTACAACAGCAGAAACAATTGCTGGTGCAGTTAGTACAGGTTTTATATGTGGATGTTCTTTGAGAAATTCTTCACGTTCAGCTATCTTCATAAACGATTCAAATTCTTCACCTGTTACGGTATCGATAAAATTATATGTTGGCATACCAATCTGGTACCTTTCGATTTTTCCAATTCGCAAGATGCGCTTTATTCTTTATATAGTAGTTATGATAGGACTTAATCGAATCACCTGCCACTTTTACATCATCAGGCATTGCTGGTGTTGGTTCTGTAAATTCACCCATTGGTATATTCATAGGCCAATTATATAATTCTTCCAGTAAACCATCACGTTCTACTTTATGAATTTTACCATAACGATAGGTATATTCTTTACAAAGAGCATGAAGCAATTGTGATAACCAAATATAATTCTGCTGATTTTTTCTTACCCAAACCGCAGAAGGATGATTGATATGAGTAGCCTTATACAATGTATAATCACGACTATCACCTAGTGTCCAGAATTTCTTTTTTCTACCAGACTCAGAAAGACCATTAAGTTCTACACCATCAAGAACACGATGTGCAGTAGAAAGTAATTGGGCATATTCAAGAATCATCTTGACCACGTGCTTATCATTATGCATTTCTGCACAAGTAATCACATCATTGTCTAGATAGAAAATATTCACTTTTCAGTAGCCCATTGGTGAGTTACTTTTTCAAGCATTTTCCAATTGTCATTTTCGGGTTCAACATAATCATTAGTCTTGAGTGTGCCGACAAAAGAACCATTTGTACCACTACTGCGGTCTGCTTCCCACATAGCATCAAATCCATCTCGCAATTTATTGTGAATATCTTCAATGCCGCCTTGCAAATGCCATAACACATTTTCAGCATCTTCAACTGACCTTGAAGCCTCTGTAATACCGCAAGCGGTTACTCTCAACATACTTTCCATACAACCCAATCTAATAATTTCAGTTTCAATTACACTCAACTCTTTATAGTATTTCATTGTCATTACCAATCTCCATTATCTAACCAAAATCTAATTGTCAGAAACAAAAACCCAAAAGCGTAGGTGTTTGTTGACCAAACTTCTTCCGTTTTCTCATTACGATACCAAGGCAAAACTTTCCAATGCAATGGATTTAACATTATAATAACCGAGAGTCCACTATATTTAAAATAATTATACATCAATTACTCACAATCACAGGTTTGTTACTCACAGCACCACTAATCGTTTCTTTAAATGAAACTGGTTTATCAATCTCAACACTACGAGAAACTGGTACCGCTGGCGCAGGTGCGGGCGTAACAGGTGCAACTTGTTGAACAGGTGGATTGATTTTATCAACATGGTCTTCCAATTCTTGGAAAGATTTAGATGATTGCAATTTGTGATTCAATTGACGATTCTTACGAATTTCATTTACCAGAATTTTGTTCGATTCATCGGTAGAATAACGCATCATAACATATGCACGATAACCTTCTTTCTCATGGCGAATCTCTAGATTGGTTCGTTGAACACCAATCAAATTCACTTGAGCCAAAATCAACCTTGTAGTTCTATCAATTTCACGAACAACATCAGAACCAACTCCACCAACTTCAGATGAATAATCTTTCATCATAGATGAAATGTGTGAAGAATAATTTGATGCCAATTCACGCTTCGCAGACATTGATGCCTTATCAACAGCGAATTGCATATCAACTGAATACTCAGAAGCAACCGATGTTAGAACATCTTTATCTCCCTGAGCGGCTGTGTACCAACTTGGCACATTAACTTTTTCACCTGATTTCTCATACATACGAACAGCTTCTTTTTCTGCTGCTTTCTCTCTAGGTGACATACTACTACAAGCAGTCAAAGCTGCAATAATAGGTAATACAATAAAAACTTTTTTCATAATTTATCTCACAATGTTAACATAACGATTAATAACCTTTCGGTTGTTTGGCGGAATACTTGCAATTAGATTTTTCATTTCTAATGTTGTATATTCGTTCTTAAACGGAACATCCTTTTCAGAAAACAAAAAGGTCACCAATTCTTTTGACTGTGTTTTGCCTTCTGGCACCATCGCAACTAATTTCTTAGTCTTGTCGGATGGTAACATAATTTCAGTCTGCCGAGAGGCAAACTTCACCTCTTGGATTTTGTAATATCTGTTACCATGATAGTTAAACACACCAAGTTTGCCAACACGATTTGAAACAACTTTGAATGTCATTTCTTCTTCATGCCGAACATCAAATTTACCATCGACATTAAAAACAATCGAATTATTCACTTTGCTAACTTCTGCTTCTACTGTAACAATACAAGCTGAGTAACCAGAGAATGATTGCTTCTGAATGTCCTTCTTTGATATACTTTTGATATAGCCATTAAATTCAGAAAACGTATCACGGTGAAAAACACATTCTTCACGCCGACATTCTTCTTTCATTTGTGCTTCTATCAATTCACCAACATATTTAATTATTGCATCTTCTTTTGCTCTTTCTTCGGCCAACTCACAAGCTAAATTCTCTGTGGTATCAGGACCATAACGATATTCACCGATGCCTGTTACGGCAAAGACATTCGTTGTAATTAATGATGCTAACAGAAATTTTTTCACTTTGCAATTGGCCTACAAATCGCCTTAACTGGCGAACTAACAGAATTTAATGCTCTGGTCAATCGTGCTTGATTATCAACACAATCACCAACAGTTTGAAACTTGTCGTGAATGGTATAATTATCAAATGAACCAATCCAAAGAACTAAAGCCCAAGAGTATATCATGCTGCTTCTTTAAAGATGTTTGACCAAATACGCAACTTTTTCAATTTCATTTCAGCTGCAGTTTTAAGTTTTGTTTCATCGACAATTTTGTTTTCGACCAACAAACCAATCATACAAATCAAGTCGCCCAATTCTTCCTCAAGGCGTTCTCGGTTGTTTCTCTTTTCTTTTGGATGTTTTGCATCAAATCCGAATCGAAAAACTTTAGATATTGCTTGAGTTACCTCTGCACATTCTTCTTGTGCAATAAGGAGAATCTCATTTTCTTTTTTGTTTTTCAGCATACTTTATTTTATCATTTCATGTTTAGAGGTGAAGCTAAGGGACACAAAGAGTACCTCACGATAAGTCTTTATCTGTCGTTTAAGAATGAGCGTATTCTGCCTATATGAGATTTATTGCCATGCTGGACATAGCCAGACTGATTGGACTTATTACTCGCCTAGAATATCGCAATTCTCCCTTAACTTCATTCATTTAAGCAGCGTCTTGAACTTCAATTTCAGTTACTTGCATTTCTGCAACAACTGGTGCGGTAACTTCTTCAGTCTTGATTTCATCAAGTTTCTTCACAGAAGTTTTTGGTGTGAAACCGCTGCTGGTAACACCAACACGATCCATATACTTCTTAACTTCAGCGACATTCATCAACTGATAAGCAGTAACTTTACGACCATCTTTAATGACCTTCACAACACCACCCGCAAAGGTTTTGATGTGCCAAATGTATGTGCTAAGACGATACATATAGATTTCATCACTCAATAGGGTTTCAATTTCAACCTTTGTAACTTGCTTGCCGCTAATCATAACGGTTAACAACTTCTCAAACGGTTTCAACCGAATCTGCTTCACTTTTTTTGCCTTACTCATATTAAATCTCCATAACGATTAAAAGAAACTACATTATAACACAGATATGCTTGCTTGGCAAGCTCTTTTTCGGCAATATTGGTTCTCGGCAACATTGCTGAAACTTTGCACATATTAATACCCATAAGCACTAAAATGTGTGGCATCTTCCCTCAAGCACGTTGATTGCATACTGGCAAAACTACGGCGACAAGAGGAAGGACGATTTTTGCGGGGACCACGATATCGAATTTTATATGCAACACCATAGCCACGCATCACTTCACGAAACTGCTCAAGATGAGAAATTGGCACTCTGTGATAAAAAGCAGAAACACCAGATTTCCTATAAGCAGAGAAACTATAAACATCCAACATAATTAAACAACCTTTGAAATTTGAACATCATAAGAAACACGATTCATCTTGTGGTCATATACTGTCATTGTTGAGCCAATACCAACCGCATTGAACATATTTTCGAACAACTCACGGACAACTGTATTCACACTAACAAAATCACCAACGCCACGCTTGATAGCTGCAGCTGTTGTATAAAAAGATACGCCATTCACAATCACACGATATTTCATAAAATTCCTTTTTCAAATTGGTGCTGGTTTTATTTTTATAGTCAAAAACCAGCAAAAGTGGACTGCTGTTTGTGCTAGTTTAAAGTCTTGCACCGGATATTCCTCCATTAAGACTGTTCATTTTAAGCTTTCTCATTTTCAGTAGTGAACAACAAGAATTCATTCAAAGAACCTTTGAAAATCACTTCGGTCGGATCCTTAACAATCACTTTATTTTCATAAACATGATATTCAAATTCTTGGAAAGCATTTTGATTCAATTCAATTGGATGAATATAGAATCCGCCAGGTGTTTTCTTGAACCACACAATCATTTGAGCAGCCAAATCACCCATACCATTCGCATATGTAAACAATTCTGGTTTGCCAGAAATGCCTTGACCCATTTGCAATTCATTCAAAAAGTTGGCCAATTCTTGGCCGTGACCTGAAAGATAACCATCAAACTGGCGGTACATACACATGATTGGAGTTTTACCATCATACACATAAGTCAAAGAACGAGTTCCCATATCAAGCAGCCTTCATCATAAAAGTAGGAAATTTAACAAAACCAGAGGTATCTTTTTTCGCTTTACCTTTGGCATACAAACCAACAACAACATTTTTTGGATCCAAGAAACGCAAATCAGATTCATCACCATTAAACACGATACGACCCATGTAGGTTTTTGGCATCGCTTCTGTTTTCTTTAAACCGAACACAGTAGCGACATTGTAACCTTCTGAAATAGCACGATAAACATCGGCATCATTGCCATCAGCAGCAGAAAAGGTTAACGAGTAATTAGAAATATTTTTAATTTTACGGCCAAGAATCTTGGTGTAGTCATAAAAAGTTACCTCAGAAAATGCGGTAAAAATATTTGTATATGATTGGCCTTTGCGAATCACTTCATATTTTTCAAATGCAAGGTCGGACGTGCCGTTCATACGAAAAACGGGAATCAAACCTTTTTTAATGCATTGCTTAATTGCTAATTCAATATCTTTAACTAGCAAATTCATAAAGGTAATACGGTCTTCGAAAAACATTTTGGTTTTACGAATACGTGCTTTTTGAATGACGTTGGTATTTTCGCCTTTTTTGAACATACCGCCACGACCAGCAGTATTCAAACAAGCGGCTGTGCAGCCAGCTGTACGTTTTGGACAGGTTTCATAACCAGACAAATCAGCAGGCGCAAGGTGTAGAATGTAAGTCATATAACCTTGACTCATACCTTTAAGCACTTTAGGATTTCCAACTGTCAACAAATTCATAATTTTCTCTCTTTTTTCAATCTATGGATAGAGTATAACACAACCACGGCAATTGTCAAGCACTTTTTGGCACTTGTTGTTTTTTTGCAACAGTAATACTAAAGTATTCATCTACGCATATTCGCTTGGTCTATTGCTTCTTCATCCGTGAAAATAGGCACAGCATTCGATTTGTGCAAAGTACCAATTCCCTTCATTGCTGTTCCTGTATACACTTTACCAAGAACTGGTTTCGTGCAAGAACCACCAGGCGTTACCATACTTGGATACTTAATAGTTTCACGACCAGCAGGTGTAGTCAATTTTGGAATATTAGTAGGATTAAAAGTTACTTTACCCATATTTTTTCTTGAAAAATTTGTTTTTTGATTATTGATATGATCGAGCCAAGCTTGATATTCAGCAAGCTCTTTTTTGGTCTTGCTTTTCTTTTTGGATTTTTGATAAGTGTAAATTAACATAGGATAGAGTATAACACAACCGGTAAGAATGTCAACAATTATTTTAGTAGGTGTTGTTTTTCAACAACAGCAGCAATGTGTTTGCATTTTCCATGATAAGTAAAACCAATGCAGGTACAGGACATTTTATTGGCGGCCGAAACCTCAACAATATAATCCTTGCCTTTTGAGTTTACTTTGAAAGCACGAACATTCTTTGGTTTGACATATTCTTCTTTTTTCTCATCTAGAGTTTCCAGAATTTTTTGTAAACCTGAATGGTTGACCTTGACGAATTTGCGGTAACGCTTGTCAAGTTTTATGGTTTTCGATTTTGATACGACAACCTCATCGCCAGAAAATTTGGCATACGCAATTAATGCGCCTTTGCTATTGAGCAAATATGTGTGATTAGTTTGAAAGTCAGAATTCCAAACTGTTACTTCTTTAATAATTTCAGCCATAACACACAGTATAACATAACTATATGGGTATGGCAAGCCCTCTCATGGGCATTGTTGTTTTTTTACAACAGTCAACCTTTAAGCAATTGCTGATTATCGCTTTCTTCCCGCATAGATTCTTCGAATTCATCAATCATTAATTTATTGATTTTTGATTGTAATTCAACAACATCACCTTGGTTTTGTTGTATGCGTTTATTCAATTCAGCAATTTGTTTTTGAAGTTCTTTAATATAAGTCATCCTCATCCTTTTTTCGCAAACGCTTCATAACTTTATCATAGTTGCGCTTGGCTTTGTTTTTGAATTCTCTGAAGTCCTCTTTGTCTTCGTTTTTCTTAGACTTAGGACTACGAACCTTCTGATATTTATTTCCACCTGCAATCATTTTTTTACAAAATATGGTCTGCTACGTTAAATTGAATGAGTTCTTCCGCCGTCAAATAAACATCACTTGGCGGTAAGAGTTTTAATTTAATTTTACTTGTTGTTAAATCTGTTGCTTCTTTTAGAATCTGAACCATACGACCATTTAGGTTCTCGGTCTCTTTCATTTGAGCCTTGATATCATGGTATTTACTATCTAAACTTTCCGAGAATTGATGGCACATGATACTTGCATTTTTTGCAATGTGTCGTTCACCTCTTGAACCGCAAGCGAATAATAGAAACGCTGCACTCATTACATTACCAATACCGATAGTGCGAATAGGATATATCGATTGTTTCATCATATCAATCAAAGCAAAGGCGTCAGTTAAACTGCCACCACAAGAGTTGATGTAAAGAGTCAAAATTTTAACTTTACCTTTATCTAGGTTCTCATAAAGAATCCATTTGATTGCTTCTTTAACCGTGTCTTCACTAATTTCTCCATTAATGAAGTGTATGTGGTTATCCAACAATGAATTGTCAATTCTATCACCTGCCGTTTGGTCAGATTGATTCTTGGAATTAGTTATATTAGATGCCATGTTTTATAGTATGCCATTTGTAAGCTGTTTTAATAATGTCAATTATATCATACCTACATTTGAAATTCAATAGTCTTGAAGCAAAGTTTGCATTTGCTACCAAAGAATCGGGGTCACCTTCCCTGCGTGGTACTACGGTATAGTTTACTTTTACCTTTAAATGAAATTCAATTAAGGAGATAATCTCAAAAATAGAATAACCTTTGCCTGTGCCAAGATTAACTATCTCGGATGAATTATTTCCATCTAGATAATTAGCGGCCAGAATATGTGCATCAGCTACATCGGCAACGTGAACATAATCACGAATACAAGTTCCATCATTTGTCGAATAATCATTACCAAAAACTTTAAAGTTATTTAGATTTCTTAAAATTTGAGGTATCAAATGAGTTTCTGGTTCGTGGTCTTCACCCATTTCACCATCTTCATCGGCACCAGCCAAATTGAAGTATCGGAAAATGATATACTTTAGACCAGAGTCCTCAATAGCGTATTCAGCTGCAAGTTTTGTATTACCATAAACATGATTGCTTGTGGTACATTCTCTTTCGGGTATTTGAATACCACCAGATAAGTATACACCCGCAGTTGATGAATATACAATTTTTTCCACATTGTATTTCTTCATCAAGTTCAATAAGATTACAGTTCCGCCAGTATTGACTTCCCAAAACTCAGTTGGTTCTTCAAACGATTTACCAACTTCAATTCGGCCTGCCAAATGGAAGACCGTATCGAATTTCACTTTACGAAAAACATTTTCTAAAGATTTTTTATCCCGAATGTCTGCAACTTCACACACATCAGCATAATTGTGGGTTGGTTTAACTTTGTCATAAACAAAAGTGCGCCAACCTGCCTTCTTCAATGCTTTACTTAAATGACTACCGAGATACCCGGACCCACCTGTAATAAGCGCCGTCCTAGTTTCCATGGAAATTCACCGTTATATTTTTGTTTGTTAATTGCATTGCCTTGCTCGAAAAAATCTTTTGTTACAGAATTGGGATTACCATCAAGTCGATAGCATGATGTATAAACATTAGTACATTCATACTTTGGGAAATTTTGTTTTAGTGTATTGAAGAATTGTCTATCAGCACCCCATTGGCCATACCAAGCCTGACCTACACGAACAGCAACATCACGTTTAACACCAAAACAACTAGTATCAATATGATGTACCTCTGAATTAAAATAAACAGGCCATTTACCTAAAGATTCACAATCATCTTCACAAATGAAGTTTCCATCTTTATCATATATTTTTCTTAGTGAATAAGCCCAATCATTTCCTTCTTGAATCTTATCAACAATTCTTTGAACGTGGCATGGGTCTAACCAGTTGTCTTCATCCAAATAAACAATTATATCAGCATTAACTAAAAACGAACAAGCTGCATAAACTCGGTGACCATACCAACCTTTACCAACATTTTCTTCCAATTCAATCATTCTAGTCTTAGATGAACCAACAAGAATTTCTCTTGCCTTTGGTTCATACTGACATCCATCAATGAAGATATAATGTGTAATATCTTCGTATGTTTGCTTGTCAACCGAATCAATACATTTTGCTAAATGCTCTGATGCAATTGTTGGTGTTACAACGGCTACTTTCATAATAAACTCACTTAGGTGGTAGATTCAAATTGGGAAAAGCTTCACGGACAATTTGTAGTGTTAGATATTTTACACCCAAATCTTTTTTGATTAATTTAACAAAAAGTTCAGCTTCATCTTTGTGTAGTGATTCAAGAATAACAACTAACAATTGAGTTTGTTTTTTACTTGTTAAATTTGGTTCACGTTTTGGATGATTTACAATAAATCTATAAATCTTATTCATCTCGGCACGCAGGTAAGAATAATTCAAGCCAGCTGGTTCCGTAGATGGTTTATATTGTGGAACTTCTACATCAAATTTAATGTTTGGATGAAAAGCACAATACAGAAACTCTTGAAAAACTGCATCACCATTCTGTTGTAAGACAGCAAGTTTTTCTTTTCGGGTTTCTGCTTTTTGAAATAGTTCTAGTATCTCTGAAAACAATAAATCATTCATAATATTCTCTTTAAAATTCGTCAATCACTTCAATTAAGTTTTTAAGACGATTGGCAACCATATAATTCATAAACTCTTGGCGAGTGTGTCCTTTGGTTGATTCATATGTATCTATGATACTTTGTTTGAGTGTTTCTGGAATTTGAGTTAAATCAATCAACATCTCATTACGTTTATAATTACGCAACATCTCATCATTACAGAATTCTTCAGGTCTCTGATTCATCCAATTAATAATCTTTGCTTCGGTGATTGGTTTTTGCCTTACACCCTCAACGAACACATCATCCTTTGAAAGAATGTTTGGAATGCCATCACTCTTATCACCACGAATCACCAACTGCTTTAATTGTGCAGAAGGCAAAGGTTCTTTAATGAATTTTTTTAGAATCGGTGAATACTGTTCAACATTAGGATACTTTTGCAATTGTGCAAAGTCTTTATCTGAGGAAAGAATCATTACCTTTTGTGTTGCTGAATGTCGCATTGATAAAACGGCAATGATATCATCAGCCTCAGCAGTATCAACTTCGATAACTTTGTATGGTGAATGACCACGCAGTTCTTCACGAATTTTATTCAAACATTCAAAGATAGAATTCCAATCGTGACCAGAAGAATCACGAGCTTTCTTGCGGTGTGCCTTGTAATGTGGAAATACATCACGGCGCCAATATTTTTTGTTGTCGCAGGCAATGACTATATCAGTACCGAATTCCGCTTTGAATTTCTTCACATATGTTCGGATGGTATTCAGAATCATATGGCGAACCAATGATTCATCAACTGCCGTTTTGGAAGAACCAATTTGTTCCATCAGATTAGCAATCGCCACCTGATTAAAGTCGAAAATAATCATATTTTTTCCATAATATATTTTAATGCAAACTATGTTGACCGTGAGGCAAACTATGTTCCATCATCTCAGCTAAAACGTCCCATAAAGCTCCTTGAACGAACTCTAATTCTTCTTCGGTTATTGTTTCAGGAGGTAAATCACCTTCAAGCACCATCATTACTATTGTTTGGCGCTCTTCTGATACTTCTTTCACTTTTGTTTTTTTATTAACACCCATGATTAGCTGTGTTCTTCACACCTTGTTTTAATCCAACTATCACCAGTTTGTTTGCCTGGTTTTCCACAAGCTTCACAAGTTACACCTGACATTGACGATGCCATACTAACAAGTCCGAAAATGTATTCATCTCCGCCAGTATAATAAAAACTCAATGTTCCAAACTTCTCTTTAACTTGGTCAACCGTAACTTGTGGTATACTAAGACCTTGTCTTTCTTTCAAATCAATGTGTTTTTGAATATTTGCCATCAATTGGTCTAGAATATCAAACCAGCCATCACCACATTCAAAACCCCAGTACATACAAGTTTCTTGCATTGTCTTTTGCCGATTAACCATGAGCTTTGGGTATCTTGCACACAACAACTCATCAAATTCTTGTTTCATTTTAAACTCCTTAGCAGTATTATATCACAGTTAATTCGACCTGTGAGGCAAGATTCTTTAGCCCGAATCTCGGCAACAACATTACGCAGGAATACTTTCCCACCTTTTAAAACTTCAGGTATTAATGCCTCGGGTTTTCTAACCGTCTTATGTACCGATTTCATTTCAGAATACCCGATAATGCTTGAACCTTTTACAGATAAACCTGAAGAATCAGAGGCAACATAACAACCAAGTTTCCTTGTTTTTGTATTATACACAAATAATTGAGAACAACCAATAATCTCTTTTGGCTTGATTGATTCAATTTTTAATTCATCGAACTTAACGCAATATTTCATCTTATTCACCAATTCTTCTGGCGACTTCACTTTGCGTTTTCTTGGTTTTCTGGTCAATAATGCTTCACCAGAAATTTTCATTGCATCAGATATAATCAAATCACCGAATGCCACCATCTTCTTTAATTGTGGTTTGGTGAAATTAGAATAACCTTCTTTTAACTGTTCATCTTTAGTAATCAGTATTTCATCAAACTCAGCACGAAACCTTTTAGCCCATTCCATGATATGTGAAACGTGAACACCTTTCACCGCCTTTGTATGCATGATTCCGTAAGGTGAGGTGTTTGCTGTGAAGCCAGATAGTATGTAATCATCTACAGCGCCCTCCAACTCTCCAATGCACTCGGATGCCTTCTCCCGAATTCTATCTTGAATATTGATTGTGGGTTTAGATTCTACAACTTCGGCAACTATTTCTTTTTCTTCTTTTACCAGCTGAATTTTTTTGATTTGATTTTCAAACCATACTTGGTCTTTTGGCTCAAGTATTGAACCATTCAATATCATACGGCAAATGAAGCCGAAATTAGTTTGACAATCTTTTAATTGACCAGTGGAAATAGACTGCTTTAATTTCTTTTTAAAATATTCAGCAGCCCACTTTTGGGAATCTTTAAAATCTTTGTTTTGGGAATACCAATTGAGCAACCTGAGAAATTCTACCTTCTCAAGCTGCCCTTCAATCTTTGGTTCCGATCCAGCAAAAATATCATTTGCATTTAAGGAACGAGCCATCTAATCACCTTTCAAGTGTAACATACTCTCCGAAATACTTATCGAATGTCATCACCAAATTTTCATAATCACCACTTTTCATTTCGGCAATAATGTTTTCAGCATCTAACTCCAATTGGCGGGCATATGTTGTTGCACAACCAAGAAGCGCAAATGCGTTTCCTTGGGGACCAGTCAAATCAATAACTACTCTACGACCTATTCTTTTTTTTCGAATTGTCATTTTTTCTCCATTATATATTAAAAAATTATTTTACTTCAAAAGGTTTATCCCATTTGCCGATATCCACGCTGACATAATATGCCGTATTGAAATAATCGGTCATAGCGTCAGAGTGGTCATAATAATCAGCAGTATACATGGCTTTTATAATCTTGTCAACTATTTCCAAAGATTTGCCCGAAAAATGATTTTTGTAATGATATGGGTTTACCTGTTCATAACGGGTATCGTTAGGTTTAAAACCTTTGGCAACTTGATAAAAATCTTTGCCGCAAGTTTCATTGCTATTGGCAATTAAGTCAATTGGTGCCGATTTAATCGTGCAACAAATTGAAGAATTATTGCGAACCGATAAACTGAATTTTACGCCAGTACCTTTAAGTGCTTTATCCAAGTTTGCTTTAATAACTGATTTTTTTTGCTGATTCATATAAGCCATGATGTGTCCTTTTCAACGATTTAATAAGACCATTATACATGAATACAGGTAAATGTCAAGCCCCCTCTGTTGCAAAAAAACAACAACTATTTTACTATATTGTCAGCTTAATATAAATAGGTATAGTTGCCAATATTTTTGAATGGCAACAACTTTCCTTGCCTTGCACGATAATTGCAATCCTATGGATGTCGGTTTAATGACATAAACATTCAAAGGAAAAAAATGTTCAAGGAATTACCCAAAGTGTTTTTCATTGTCATGGTTGCTTTATGGTTTTTTGATAGTAAACCAAATTTAACCAAAAAGGACAATGTAACATCGTGTGGTTCTATCGAACAAAAAAAGTAATCTCTATATCACCTTTAATCTATACAGGTGGTAAATAATGGATCCGTTAACCCTCTTTGCACTTGCTAATGGTGCTGTATCTGCTATCAAAGCAGGATGTAAGCTATACAAAGACATTAAGGGTGCAGCTGGTGAAATTAAAGATGTACTTAAAGATTTGGATGAACAGTTTCATGGTGCATATGCAGCTAAAGGTAAAACGCCGCCGCCTGCCGCAATCAAACAACTGAATGAAGAAAAAACCAGAGTAAAAGAATTAAACAAACAAGATTCTGGTGATGTTTATTTTGAACTTGGTCAACATCTTGGTGCCTTCTTTGACAATCAAGCCAAGTGTATAGCGGTATTTGAGGCAGAAGAAAAAAGGTCTTATCAGTTATATACTGGTGATGCTTCGGTAGGCAGTCGTGCTCTACAAAGAGTATTGATGAAGAAAAAACTTGAGCAGATGGAAGTTGAATTGCGTGAGATAATGATTTATCAAAGTCCACCAGAACTTGGTGCTTTATGGACAGAAGTGCTACAGCAGTCTAAGGTAATAAATGCCAGACAATCAATTGCTTTGAAGGCACAAATTGAAAAAAACCATAGAGAAGATATTAAACACGCTAAATTTATGGAAAAAGTCCATGTATGGACTTGGTGGATTGTTAGTTTAATACTGATACTATTGCTTACTTTTATTATAATGATTTTTGTAGCGCAAGATAGAATGGAAAAGTATCCTCAGTTGGGTTATGAATTATTCCCTAAAACTGAGAAACAACGCCGTGAAGAAGCACAACCTAAAAAATATATTGGTCGTTAATAAATTGGTGGGCTGAGAGAGAATTGAACTCCCACTCAAGCGATTATGAGTCGCCTGCTTTACCATTAAGCTACCAGCCCGTTGGCCTCACCTGAGGGATTCGAACCCCCAACCTAACGGGTAGAAGCCGTTTGCTCTAATCCATTGAGCTAAGGTGAGAATGTGGAGCACAGAGTCAGATTTGAACTGACGGTTTTACGGATTTGCAATCCGTTCCCTTGGACCTCTCGGGCATCTGTGCATTAATTGGAGCGGAGTGAGAGAATCGAACTCTCGACCGAAGATTGGAAATCTGCTGTTTTACCATTAAACTAACCCCGCAATTGTACCGATGCTTATTCAAGCAGAAGCAATGTTCGGTACCACACAAAGGCAGGATTTAAAAAGAGCCTGCACTCTTAACTGGAGCGGGATAGGAGAATCGAACTCCTGACTAAACCTTGGCAAGGTTTCGTTTGACCATTAAACTAATCCCGCAATTGGGTTGAAGTATGGGAATTGAACCCATGATAACGGAATCACAACCCGTGGTTTTACCACTAAACTAACTTCAACATAAACTGGCAGAGGGTACTGGGATCGAACCAGTGATAACAGAGTCAAAGTCTGTGGTGTTACCGCTACACTAACCCCCAACATTTGGTGGTGATGGAGGGATTCGAGCCCCCAACCTCCTGCGTATGAAGCAGATGCACTACCGTTATGCTACATCACCTTACTTGGTAGGACCTACAGGAATCGAACCTGTTTCAACGGTTCTTCAAACCGCCGCTATGACCACATCAGCTAAAGTCCTGAATTTGGTGCCCCAACAGAGAATCGAACTCCGAATTGATGCTTACAAGGCAACTGTTATACCATTTAACTATTAGGGCAAAACTGGTAGCGGAGGAGGGATTCGAACCCCCGATTCTTGGCTTATGAGACCAAGCGGATGACCACTTCCATACTCCGCAATTCTTCTTATCTACGCAACCTTTAAACCTTTAAGTCTATCAGCTGCATATGAAGCGGCGAATGCTTGAGGTTTAACCAAAGGAATAACATTACAAGTTCCTTTGATATAACCAATCGCTTCATTAATAACACATGATGAACCTGTCATTTCATTCGGATTAATGTCCAAATGAACTTCAACATTTCTATCAACTAATACATCAGCAAGTCTTAAATACAACTCACTTACTTTATAAACCTCATTCATTAATCTGTATCTAGGTCTACTTTGCTTTTGGTCGTAATCTCTTTCACGAACAACTTCACCAAATAATTTACAACCATTATTACCATTGATATGAACTACGATTGCAGTAATGTAATCGGCGTACCAAACTTTATCTATCTTCATTCTTTCAGAATCACAACCAATGTAAATTTTAGTTTCTGGTGATTGTGCTTCGATGAATTCTCTCACTTCATTCAAATCTAATTTACGCATATTACATCCTTATAACAATTGGCCGGTCCTGAGAGAATCAAACTCCCACTTCAGCGTTCGTAGCGCTGTGTAATATTCATTTTACTAAAGACCGAAACTTGGTGGAGGATAGCGGAATCGAACCGCTGACTGTAACTTGCAAGGCTACTGTGTTCCCAATTATACCAATCCCCCGAAAAGGTACGGGGCTTCCACCCGCCGCTAATCAAACCTTTCGGTGATTAATCTGCCGCCTCTTTATATTCAGCGGACTTTTATGTTATTGATCCGTTTCCATTTTGAAAACCGATACTACCACCTTCATCTTTGATTCGTTTAATAACATCTTCAAAAAGTATAGGACGAAAATCTGTTTGTTCAACACAAACACAATGGTATCTAGTATCAATTTTAGAATTCTTAATACCTGTCATCACACGCCTTTGGTGAGTATGTCCATGAATGTTTGTACCAAAACGACCAAGACTTTCTGTATGAATTGGAATATGGGACAGAATCATTCCGTTCATAATATGATAAGCACGAAGCTCACGAAAATGTTCCCTATATTCCTCATCTCTAAAAATATCATGGTTACCACGAATCAAAACTTTATCACCGTTAAGTCTATACAAAAGGTTAAGAGCTTTACGATTAATCACTACATCACCAAGATGATAAACTTTATCGGTTGGTTTAACTGTTTCATTCCAACGCTTGACCATTTCTTCATCCATTTCTTCTGGAGTATCCCATGGTCTTATCTTTACACCATCATCATCTACAAAGCGGCATACGCCTAGATGACCAAAGTGTGTGTCGCTTGTCAAAAATACACTAGGCATATGCTTCCTTTTTAAAATTGGCACCCCGCTAGGGATTCGAACCCCAACCAACGGTTTTGGAGACCGCTATGCTGCCATTACACCAGCGAGATATAAAAATTTGGTACCGAGAGAGAGTTTCGAAATCTCGACCCCCGCCTTATCAAGACGGTGCTCTTCCTCTGAGCTACCTCGGCATTAATTGCTTCCTCTCTGCGGCGGTAATTATACTGCATCAATCATCGGACTAGACGAATAATCCACGACAACATCACACACAGCCTCCACCCGCTTCCCGACCAGAGAGAATTCTCGCATTGCCAGCGCCAGTTTGGTATGACTGGAACCACCCTTGAGTAACGAACTCACTTCACTTCCTACGGGTCATAGTAGTCAAGCGTTACCTTGACTGGACTTGGCGGAGAGTATCAGATTCGAACTGATGCACCCATTTCTGGATGACGGTTTAGCAAACCGCTGGTTTAACCACTCACCCAACTCTCCATAATTTGGCGGAAGACGGAGGAGTCGAACCCCATCCAATTTCTCAGAACCTGGTTTTCAAGGCCAGTCGCAGGACCACCCCCGCTGCATCATCTTCCTATTTGGTGGATTCTAAAGGGATTGAACCTTTGACCTTCGCCGTGTAAAAGCGTTGCTCTACCGCTGAGCTAAGAATCCGAAATTTATTATTGACAATTTATCCTTCTCTACGCCGTCAATAAAGGCGAGTATTACTGGTCTCGGTGGCAAGAATCGAACTTGCGCTTCATGGTCCCAAACCACGGGTGATGCCATTTCACTACACCGAGATAACTGGCTCCACAGGGTGGGTTCGAACCACCGACCAATTGATTAACAGTCAACTACTCTACCGACTGAGCTACTGCGGAATATTCTTATACTAACTCATATTCTAAATCTACTGACTCAGAATAATAACCGTTTGATTCTCCTAACCAACGAACATCAACATAACCTTTGCGTGTAGCAAATTTGTAAAATGTCCATGTGCGAGAATCAATGTATTCATCTTCTTTAGCTTCTGGTATTTCACCTGATACTTCTTCAGCAATCAAAAGTGGTTCACCTTCTAAATCTGATAAATCGCCTACAATACTTTCAATGTAAACCGATTCGCAACAATCTTGCCAATGCAAAAATTTAAATCTTTCAGTATCATTAGCAAACACCATTTCACGACCATCTTGTGTCACCGATGTGAACACTTTTCCAACCATATCGTTTATATTCATTTTCATTTCCTTTACAACAACATTTGGCGGTCTGTAGGGGAATCGAACCCCTGTAAGCGGATAGACAATCCGCAGTAATGACCATTATACGAACAGACCAAATTTGGTGGAGGCAGTTGGAGTCGAACCAACATTGTTTACCACGGGGGAACGGATTTACAGTCCGCTGCAGAACACGCCATATCTACAATGCCTCCATATAGAAACACACTTCGGATACTGTACTAAACAGAAACTATCCATCACAGTCGAAACTATTGAAATGTGTTTTTATATGGTAGAGGTACAGAGAATCGAACTCTGGTTAATAGGTTAAAAGCCTACTACTTTACCACTAAGTTATACCTCCAAACTACCATTTGTTTTGCTGACGTACTATATGCTATGCTTCAACGGAGTAGCGGCCGCATTACCGTTTATACACATAGTTACGGAGTGTTGACGTTTACACAATGGCTTACATCAGCAAAACAAATGGTACACCTAGGGGGAATCGAACCCGCCGTTTATGCCTTGAAAGGGCATCGTCCTAACCGTTAGACGATAGGTGCATATCTGCATCAAATTTTTAAAGAGCGTATCGATTGATTTCTCAACCGATGAAACGTATTATACATGAACCAGTTAATTTGTCAACCAGCCTGTTGCAATAATACGACACCAAGATTGGTGTGAGTGGAGGGACTTGAACCCTCAATCAATTAAGCGGCAGATTTTAAGTCTGCTGTGTATACCATTCCACCACACTCACATTGGTGCCTCAGGTGGGACTCGAACCCACAGAATCCGGTTTCTAAGACCGACACGTTTACCAATTTCGTCACCGAGGCCAAAAACAAAAAACCCTAGATTTTTTAGGTCTAGGGTTCGTGTGTGAGAAAATATTTCCTATAATCTACACACGAACACCGCCTTTCCACTCTAATGTTGGGCGTGAATAATTAATAAAGGCGGAATGTGTTTTTCTTATTGTCATCCTATTATATATCCAAAATTAATCGGGAACTCTTGTATATTTGTTATCAACTAAGTCACCTGATGGGTGAATGTATGCAACATAGCCATCTTCGTTTTTACAAACTCCATCCCAAAAGAATTCCTTCTTGCGGAAAAAATTCATTTGTTCTTCGGTATACTCTTGACAATCAATTTTCAATTGGCCAATGTATTCCTGCCAATTGTCATCAGCAACAGAAGCAATAGCCAATGCTTCTTTTTCATTTTCTGCTTCAACGACATGAACATGGCGAAAAGCTTGTAGAGTTTCAACAATATACTTCATACATTAATCCTTATTCAACTAAATCTAAACTAGTTGCAGCCCAAGCTGAACCTAAACTGAATTCAATTTTTTCAATTGAGTCCCAGCGAAAACTACGCCAACCATCAGCTTCAATATCAAAGACAGATTGTGCTTCATCTGATTTTTTACGACTTGTTGCAACAACACCTTCTTCAATTTTCGGCACATACTGCTCATTCAGCGTACATTTCATAATTCGTTCACTTCCATCTTTTTTGGTGAATGTGAGAGTTACAATTTCATCCTTGAGCAAGTGGCGCAGCCAATCTTTTTCTTTTTCATCTTTAAAAAACACTTTTTTTGAATTATCCATAATCAAACATTTACCTTTCTTGTTAACCTTCAGCTATGCTGCTTGCATAACCCTTCAATTTCTTAATTATAACAGAACCTAGCACTCTTGTGAGGTAATCTTCAATCCATTGCCCTGATTTGTCAGTTTTTCGCAACACACAGCCGTAGATTTCAGCACCAATTAGATTTTCAACGTATTTTGTAGGGTCACCCAAAATCGCATCGAAAAAATCATCAAAAACAGGGTAACCATCTTCGCCAGGTTTAAACATTACGACATGATACATATCACCAATTGAATTTCCGTCTACTGGCGTGCCTTGAATGTCATCTCTAAGCTGAAAATAGGAAAATTTCATGCCCTCATCATCATCTTCAAGAGGTAAAAAATAAAATCCGTCATATTTTGAGCTTTCCATTGAAAATCCTAGTTATTATTTGAAAAAATTGTTTTCAAAAGATGAACATCATTGCTGCAAGCAGAAAAAGAGCAGCATTTGCAAAATTTCCTGTTAAAAATGAGAGTGTTGCAGCTAAGGTAAGCATTCCCATTAGTGTCAAAGAGATTCGCAAGTGATTCACATACACAAATTCACAAAGTTTTTCAAAATTTTCATTAATTTTACTCATTCTTGTCTTCCCAAGGATCATTTTCACCAACTGCAACCCAAACATTCTGAACCTGACACTTTGGCCAGCCTAATTTTATTGAATTGACTGCTTCTTGAGCAGAAATTGCTGATACTTCTTCATATGAAGGCATAACTCCTTCATCAAAAAACTCAACCATATAATAATTCCAGCTCATATCATCTCCAAGTTCTATGTCGTTCAGCAACGTGTTCTAAGCCATCATATTCTTCAATGTACCAATTCACACCATCAGGTATTTCCACGACTTTCAAATCAGAGTATTCACCATCAGCATCACCTTTTTCTACCATTTCAACCAAAATTGGACATTCTCTAGGAATGTCATAGTAATAGAAATTTGGGTCTGTGATACCTTTGCGGTTTTTGTATTCATTCAATGCAGCCTCAGATAAACCGAAACCACCATGACAATCATTAATCACAACTTTCATTTTACATCCTATAAAAAGCACCAAAAACATAAATTAGCAACAATCCAGAATTTACTGTAATCATTGCTTTTTCTTTAATCATAACAGCCCATATTAAAAACAATAATGAACCGATATTTAGCAACCAAATATTCAATGGGTCAAACATGGCTGCTGTTGCTACAGCACCACAAAGTGTTACCGCTGTTGCGACCCATTTAATTTTGTTTACTAATAACATTCTGTATCCTGCACTC